CCTGGTATACGATAGCTTCTGTTTGTGGAAGCACCGCCGCCCATCACGGGTAGTTTGATTTCCAAATCCTCGAACCAATACCCCCAAAGATCGGTGCAATTTGCATAACACCAAAGAATGAACTTTTCGTCGATAGCAGCCATGTCAAGTGATACATGATAATCAAGTTTCTGCTCACGACCGTTTATTGGATTGGTAACCAAATTTCAACTCCACACAAGTATTACTTATGTGAATACAGGGCCTTTCGGCCCTGTATTACTCCCCCCAGGATTGGCGTAGTGTCACGCCATTTCGATCAGCTTACCGTATTTCTGGATGAAAGGCTTCCAGTTGTTCAGCTGATTGAACTTAACACGGATCTGATACTTGCCAAGTGCGATGGTATTCGCCATGACGACCATTTCCGCTTCGAAGTTGTTCTGCACAAACTCGAGGAAGTTGTCGAACATTTCGTGTGCTTTAGGATCGTTGTTGGTAAACACTTCCTTCAGCTCGTAGCACAGTGCAGTGGTCAGCGAGTATTTGGCGCTGATGTTCTTGGTGTGCAGTTCTTTGACCTTACCCTTAAGGATGTCGGTCGGGTTGGGCAGTTGTGCAGCAACCGCACGGTGCGCCTTGAACTTGAGCGCAACACCTTCGCCGATGCCTGCAGCAACCATGTCAGTGACTTCTTCTTCGGTGAAGTCATCAACGTCTTTCAGCGTGTCGCTAACGAACGCCCAAGAGCGAGGAGTAGCAAACGAACGCTCGCTCGAGCTTGCGTCGAAGTTGTAAAGGTCTTCTTTGAAGGTAGTCAGGTAACCAACAACATCGGGGTGAATGTTGTGCCGGACAGCCCAGTCGAACCAGTCTTCAAAGTCAACACGGACTTCGTAGTGCAGGAAGCGGTTAGCAAGCGGCTTAGGCATACGGTAGGTAACACCCTTGTCGCTTTCACGGTTACCAGCAGCCGCAATCACAACATTGTCGGGCAGTCGGTAAGTGCCGATCGCACGGTTGAGAATTAGCTGATAGGCAGCAGCCTGAGTTGCAGGCGCAGCACCGTTCAGTTCGTCGAGGAACAGGATGATGATGTCATACTGCGATGCCATTTCTTCATCGGGAAGTTCGTCGGGAGCCGAGAAGCGCATCTTGTTCGCTTCTTTGTCGTAGTAGGGATAACCTTTGAGGTCAGTGGGTTCCCAGAGCGACAGTCGGCAGTCGATCAGCTTAACACGAAGCCCCATCGCTTCGTATTGTTCTTTAATGGTCTTGAAGGTATCCGACTTGCCGATACCGGGAGGACCCCACACCATGATCGGACGCTTGGTCCGGAAGTGGTGCTTTGCATACTTAGTGAGTTCCGAAAGTTTAACAGTGCGAGTGTTCAGTTCCATCTGAGCCATTGTGTATCTCCTGGGTTGGCTGTTTCTTTAACTTACATCGTAACTTTAACAGTAGGTGCAGTCAGTGTCAACACCTTTTTTTTATTTTTTTAATCAAGCCGGCTACCGGCGTAAGCCTTGAAGCCATACTTACGAAGCACGTCTGCAGCGGCACGAGCACCAGCTTCTTTGACATCAACGTTCTGCCCGCCCCACTTGCTGGGATTCCAGTATTCGTAAGCCTTGCCGGTCCAATCCTTACGGAAGCCCATTGCTTCCAGCACCTTACGCTCTTCACGACCTGCCTTGGTGTTACCCTTGTAAACAGGGTAAACAGTAACCCACGCAAAACCGCAGGCGTAACGATCTCCGCCGATTTCACGCAGTTTAACTTCTGCAACTTCGGCAGCCTGTTCGAGCATCTCATTGACGACAGCAACAGTATTCATTTCAGTCTCCGTTGTTTCAACTTACATATATACACTATATTCAAGACGTCTTGGTGTCAACATCTTTTTTGTCGACAAGTGTAAGAAACTTTTCTTCCAGCAGTTCTAGCCGAAATTTTTCCATTACAATATCGTCGATCTCGGAAAATTTTGAATATCGAAAGTGATGGGTCAAATGACCAATTGTATAGTTAGGCCCTTTAACTTCAACCATCAGCTTGACAAATGCTTCTCGTTCATCAGGAGTTGATGTGGGTGCTACCGGAATAGATTTTGTGTCAAACATTATTGGATTTCCTTGCTGCGGGGTGAGTTCCATTGGCGACAGTATTCATAGTATCAAAACTTCCAAATGCTGCATATACAGTAAACGGGGAACAGTTTAACATTTTACCTGCTATAATAGCAACATCGATTCCAGACAGCGTAAACCCGCTGTCTTGTGCGATCCGGATAAACACATCCTGAATGTATTTTCGGTCGTGCATTACCTTTTTTTCTTCGTTTTAAACGTTAGCGTTGAGCCGTCTTTGAACACGATGCAAGCATCCTGAAACGTCAGTCGTTCGAGGCCGTGTCCTTCGTCAACTTCCCACCGCCATTCGTTGCGAATAGTGATGTCAGCATCAGCAACAGGAAACACACCGCCAGTAGGAAAAACAGTGTATTGGGCAAGTTCTGCAATACCAACACTGTTGAGTGCATCGAGCGGCCGAGTAGTAACAACTTTGAATGTATCTGCGATCTTAGCAACAGTCATTTTACATGCTCCAGTAGGTTTCGGAAGCCGGCGAGCAAGCCAACGGCGTGCCGACCGGTTCTTGGTATTCTTTTCCCGACATCAGGTTCACACGAGTCACGCTCTTCTGGATGTTATCGATCCAGTAGGTCATCTCGGCAATGCCGTAACGGTAGATCGGATGGTTGGGATCGGTCTGAAGTTGACCTTTGCCCATACGTGTCAGTTGAGCTTGAGCAGCAGCGTGAGTCTTGTAAACCTTGCTCGCCATTGCAGTCGTCTTCCGGTCGTAAAGCAGATAACCCATTTGTATCATCCTTTTTCTATCGCCTACATATACACATTACATTCATGATATCTTGGTGTCAACAAAAAAATGCCAACAACATAAATATTTTTATGAGATTTATAGCGTTTGGCTGTAGTAATACATGGGGTGATGGCATAACTCCTGCCGACTCATGGAACACTCCTCCTAGTAAATATTCTTGGGTTCAGTGGTTATCGGATACCTTTGGTATACCGGTTTTGAATTTGGCAGTTAGCGGCGGAAGTAACTCGCTAATACTGCACAAAATAAAACAGCACGAATGGCAACCCGGGGACATTGCATTAATACTGTGGACCTTTTTAGAACGTGACACAATATTTGGAGAAGACAACGCCATTAAACATGTTTCTGCGTATCATATAGATAACAGTGATAGACCGTATACAAAGCAGTATTACACTTTGTTTCCTGAATATCACATTACCTATACTAATTTGCGGCATATAGAACATGCATACTTTTACTTAGATAAAAATAAGATCCCGGCGATTAGTAGATTTAACGACAAAGACATTACATTTTCTTTAGACAAGTTTGATAAAAAAATAGCAGAAGATTATCAAAAAATCACGTTGCTAGAAACATACAATTCTTTAACTAATGAGTTAAACAAAGAACAAGTCGGTGCAGACGGTATGCATTGCAACTCGCTAGTTCATAGATTATTTGCACAATCGATTGAACCTGAACTGTCGGAAATAATCCATAAATTATCTTAAGTTAGTTTCCATATGTTCCGCCCATGCAACAAGATCCTTACCATACAGTTTAAACATAATTCGATCTTCGGAACCAAACAACACTAGTCTGTTTCTATCTATGTAATACGGATATTTGTTGTAACGATCTAATAATATTCTGAGTTTAGCAGTAAATGTAAGTTCGTTTGATACCTTGAATGATTCGGACTCGAACCCCATCTCAGTCAAAACAGTAAGGCCCAACTTTGTTAAGTTGAGCCCTTTACCGTTACGGTAATTTTTAAATAGATGTCTTAGTGTAACCCAGTCGTTTTCTTTTCTAGCGTATACTAAAACTTCGTTATAAAAACTCGTTGTCGTCATCTTCTGTGATAACTTCGCCTGATGTTAGTTTTACGACTACAAATTTATCCGTCTTAAACAATTTGTTCAGTCGTGTTGCTAGGTTAAACGCATGACCACTATTACTAAAGGATACCTTTTTATATTTAGGCCCGGGATAGTTTACAAGGCTATTAAGACTTCTTAAGTTAACAGGTTTACCTTCGTGAAAGACTGCATAGATGGCAGTCGCTGCTAGAATCTGTTCACTACGATAGCTTTTCGGGTCTGTATACTCTAATAATATTTTTGGTTTAGGTCTTGCCATTCTGATTCTCTACTACTTTAATATATTTATTAAAACAGTAGAGAATTTTATTCTGTGTATGGCTCGAAATTGACGCCGCTTGCCATGATACACGTTTTTTCTATAGCAAACACATATACCAGTGACCATGTTCCGGTGTCTTGGTTTACAAAATACTGCATTACGCCATCTAGTTCGCCATATGATGTCTGATCTTCATAGGATGCAGTGCCTATACCTCGGAATAATAGTTTTTCTTTAAATTCGCCTTCAATCCAAGAAGAAACATTTTGGTATGTGTCGCATACATGTGATGTATATAGTATAGAATACGCATTTGTTTCCGCTTCTTGAGCAACTGCTGGATATCCTGCTATTAGTCCTAAAATTAATAATAGTTTTTTCAATTAACTATTCCTTTTGATGGACAAATACATATCGTCTTCATTTTTAAATGGGCCGATGTATTTGTAATTTTTCAGTGTTTCTAATTTAGGACAAAAACTTGGTCTCCATCCCATTGGAAATAGTATGCCCCAATAACCTGCCGCAAAATATACTGTCGAACTGGCTGTTTTTTTAAATACCGGCACATTATCTAGTAGGTCAATATCATACACTATGTCTGTATTAGTTGGATAGCTGTATACTGTTGCATTTGATACAGCTTCTTTATTACTAGAGGCTATATCAAAATCTTCAATAGATACAATACTATTTTCCTTAGTTCGATTATCATAGAAAACATACTGTTCGTTAACATACCGTAACGTGCCGACTTTTGCGCCACGTTCTTCAACAATCCAAAAATTATTTTCGATTACTGATTTTGCAGTATACTTACTCATACAGATCCAAACATTAATTTATAAGCAATTGCAGTAGACTCGTCTACGTCTGCTACAAGTGTTAGCTCACCGCCGAGTTCTTCGTTTAGAATATAGACTCCGTCAAATCGAACGTGAATGTCATTATCGCTACACCATATCCCTGCTGGTGTTGCTTCTTTCCATATAGCTGTTGCTACTCTGATGGTATCGTCGATGTTTTTATCAAAGCCAATTGGAATTTTTGCTACAGTAATTTTAGTAGTGTGCATTTAGATATTCCGCATGTGCATCTGCCTGTTCACTTACACGTTGCAGGTCCCATTTGCCACAGAATTTCAAAAAGTAAATACCAACTTGTCCCTTAGGAACAACATTAGTTTGAACTTTAATAGTCTCGTCTAGGACTGCCTTAATAGTGTCGGGCTGTGCAGTGAGGTCGATTAGTGTGCGATTACGCAGGTAGTCATCTAGCACACGATGTTCTACACCTTCGTGATCTGTCCAGCGTTGCAGCATAAAGTTATTCCAGTTAAACCCTTTCGAGTCTTTATCCTCAAATGCTTCCTTCATGCCAACTTTGTTTTTAGTGCCTTTAACACGAGCACCAGGATATGCGCTAAACACGTTGTCGCTAGTATCGCCACGGATACATTTTTCAAACAGTAGCCAAGCAGGCTCGCCGATTACTTTATGTTCTTTAGTTTTGTTATCAATGACTGGCTTACCTTTGTCGTTATAAACACCATCCAAACGAATGTGTTGGTTAGTAATGCCATTGTATTGGCTAACATTAGGAGCAAGTAGTTGATAGAAATCACTATCGCTACTAACAATAACATGATTGTCATTAGGATGGGTTTGAATAAATCTTGCAATAAAATCATCTGCTTCACAGTTAGGATGCTGCAATACTGTGCAGTTAGTGCGATCATTCAAGAATGTTTTAAGTTCGTCAAACGCTTCCCAGAACCGCTTGTCTTCTTCTTGTTCTTTAGGTGTTAGTGCGTCACGAGCATCTTGTCGATTGCGTTTGTATGGCTCGTAATAATCTTTGCGCCAACTACGACCTTCGAGACAAAACACAACATGTTTACCTCCAAAGTCACGCCATGCTTTGTTAATGCTAGCGAACATGATATGATATGCCATACCAATTTTAGTATCCATATCGTCGCCTCGCACTACATGTCTTGCACGGAAAAACATGTTAGCAGTGTCTACCAGAATATAAGTCATAGTGTTTCCTTAGATGTTACATTTTATTTTTATATGAATTTTGTAGTTTGTCAATGATTTCCATTTCACGCCACATCTCACGTTGCTCATAAGTCATGTGTGCAACAAGAACAGCACGGTATTGGTAAGTAGTAGCATCGACGTAGGTTTCTACATTGATTGCAACACCGTTCTCTATGAACCACCCAGCCTTATCATAGTTTAAAAATTCAATCATACATTCACGAGCAAACCCAGCCGGGACTGAATCTTGATATCTGCCATGACTGTAACCGGTGTATCGGGCAAAATCATTTATATCACGTGATATAGTATAAACTCGATATCTGTATTCTAACGGCATATATCTATTCATCATTTTTTAATAATCGTTTCTCCATGTTTTCCTTTACATCGAGGACTTTTTCGTTTTTTACCATGTCTAGAATAATGTTAGTAACATCAATATCACGCTTGAGCCAAAACATTTTTTCTTGTAATTTTTTCAATTCTTCTTCGTAAAACGCAAGTTCACGTTCTTTGCGAACTTTATTTTCTATAATATCAGCTAACAGTATTAGTTTAGGCTGCTCATTCATTTTAGTCCCATAGATTTTGATAGTATTTTCCGAACAGTCTGAACCCGTTTTTGATACGTTCTCCGTATTCTTTACGTGCATCCCAGTCTGTTTCTGCAGTGTGTTTAGGGCCATGAACCATAAGATAGTTACCGTCCTCTTGTTTTACAGATTGGTAGTCGTATTCGCCGGTGGTGAACTTAAATTCCCAATCTTCGTCGGAACCACCGGGGAGACTCTCGAAGGCAAAGATCATTTCATTCATAACCCAATCCCAACGCTTGAAGTGGTTATCGTCTGTTGCACCAACGTTTTTTTCTTCTTCTGTAAGTGCAGGTGCAGATGTGCTGCGAAGTTCTTCAGGAACATCCTCGTCGTCGACCCAAGGTGCGCCGTGCTTGTTTTGATTCAGTTGCTTGAGCATAGGACGAATGATATAACCGAGAGTTGTCTCCATGTTCCAGGTATCCCAACGGTCAATATGAACTTCGATTTTACGCTTTTTCTTACTGTCAATCCACTTTAGCAATTTGTAGATCCAAGTTTCTGGGCGGTCATCGCCCCAACCACGAACTTCGCCGACTTTAGGTTCGGGCTCGACACTGCCGTGGGCTAGCCATTCGCCAAAATCATGCACTCGGTCGGCAGTGTGTGGAAACCCGTATTCGTCTTTTTCTTTAGGAACCCAGAACATAATCTTTTCGGCTAGCTGGTATGGTCCGAACCAGCTCTTATACGGCCCGATTTTAACTCTCATTTTTCAAAACATCCTTTTCCGGCTTGGTGTTCCCAAGTCAATAAACCTTCTCGTGGGGCACCGAGTTTGCCACATACTCCCCAATCCATTCCTAGTTCGCCCTCTAACGGCAAGAAATATTTACAACCGCAGCTACAATCGGGATAATCACTGTTATCTTTCCAACGTTCAACTTCCCCGCCGTAGTCAGTGTAATCGGTAGGCAAACGTTTTAGTATTAAGAATAGTGGATCAGTCATCGTTTCCGTTATCGTATTCTACAATACGAGCAAACTTGCCCCAGATGCTAGCAGCTTCTTTTGCTTCTTCAAACGTGTTATGTAGCACTGGTTCCACGTCATACATTTTACCTGTAGGCCTAGTAACGTAAACATAACCTTCGTTGTCGATAGGAACCATTACTGCATATTTCATTTGTCTACCCAGTCGTGAAACTCTTGTGAAAATTGTTGACTAATTACTTCGTTTTCAAAGTAAAAAGTGTGTTGATAAACAGCAGTGTAAGATTGAAAACTCCACTGATGACGTTCTAGATTGCGCCGACACCATTCTTTACCTGCAACATCGAGATCGCTGTGAAGGCGAACACTATATCCGCCTTCACGCATCCAACGCATTTTGTAATCATTGACCTCTTGTGGGGTCATAGCACTACCTCATTTGGGTCTGGCGTAGCATGACGACCATCGCCCTTACCGTGTGCAATACCGTCAGCACCAAAGCTAGCAGCCCAGCTTTCTGGCTTGAGCTTTGGCTCAATACCAGTAACACCAAGAACATAGCCTGCAGCTTGGTTTGCAGCACAGCTTGAACCGTGTTTCGGGTCTGTATTGATGTCGAGGTGGATTTCGACTTCATACTCATCGATAAACGGAATAAGTTGGTTATATAGTTCGCAAACTTTCATGACTTCGTTCATCATTCGCATTTGCGGACGGTTTTTCTTTACATCATAGTCTGGCTCGTAACTTTGATTACTGAAGATACGGCAACCGTTTGAACCGTTCATGTGAACGATACAAACTGTAGCATATCGACCGTATGCACGATTGTTCTTAACAACTCGAACACTATCGCAACCTAGATAGATTTTAGTGTTCTCATTCAAAGTAGCCAGAAGATCTACGAGTTCTTCTACTTGCTTTTGTGTAAACATTTTCTTCCTCAGATTTTATTACATTAGTATTTACATCGATAGAAGCTTGTCCCTGACTCGACGATGCTCCCAATTACGATAATCAGTATCTAGCAAAGACATAATAAGCTCTCGTTCCTGCGATGTAAAAACATGTGCAGGTGTTTCATCGATGTCAACGCATTTATATCCACGATCTTCTAGTTCTTCAATAAGATCGCTGTCGTCAAAATCGTTAAGGTCTACGTCAACATCAACATCTGTCGTTACGGTAATTGTGGGCATAATGATATCCTATTACTGAGTTCCTAGTGTATTCAATATAATGTAAGACAGCTTGGCTGTCAACCTTCTTCTTTACCATTTTCTGCATCAAGTGCAACACTGCGACAAAGGTCGTTAAACCAAAGATCAACAATTGCTTCACTGTTAGGTCCAGCATATCCTGCTTCTCCTAACATATTTACAAATTCTTGATTCCAATCTAACTCGAAATAGCCTTTAGTCGGGTCTTTTGGATCAAAATGAACATTGACTACTTTGACCCAAGGACCTTTTGCAGTTTCTTTTGTTTCTGTTTTACTAGCAACATCTTTCCCGGTGTGTTTTAAGATTAAACGTCTAAACCACTCACTCATTTTTATATTCCTTATCGTTAAAAAATTCACGCAAATGATTCAACACTTGTCGTGCATCCAATGGCACTTCTACCATAAAATCGCCGTCATCGAACGTTACTATTAGCTCGTCGAAATCGTTCACTTCGATGGTAGTAAAGTTTTCCATGTCTACTTTTTCGTTTCTTTTTTGCATTCGATTATCCTTCATGAGTCGTTATGATATGCGTCTACCCGATAAATTTTACCATTACGAATACTTAACACATCGATAACGCTAAAGTTCAGATTTTGTTGTTCGCTTTTAATAATGATATGGCAGTATGCACGATTTGCATGACTGATTCCAATATCTATTACTGTTGCGTTAATGTCTGGGACTGTCTTCCAAATATTTTCGTTTGCTAGAATGACAGCGTCACGACCTGATACTTTTACACTCCAGTCTACCAATTTTACATCAGCATCAAATAAATCTGCTAGTTGTTTGCTAGATTGCGAATTCCATGCTTCGAAGTATTCGTTTGCAATTTTATAAAAATCAGTTACCATCCAATTTTCTCCCACGGCACATCTTTATCTCCAAAATGGCCATATACACAATTTTCACTATATTTGTGGAAATTAAACAAGTCAAATCTGTCGATAATGCCTTTGGGACTTAAATCAATTTCGTTACGTATGAAACGTTCAATTGATCGGTTGTGACCGTTGCTATCAATAAGAATACTTGTTGGTTGCTTAACACCGATCGCATATGACAATTGTATATTGCACCAATCTGCCATTTCATCTGCTACTACGTTTTTGGCTAACCAACGAGCCATGTATGCAGCACTACGATCTACTTTAGTTGGATCTTTACCACTAAATGCTCCACCGCCGTGTGGGGCAAACCCGCCGTAAGTATCAACAATAATTTTACGTCCTGTTACGCCAGCATCTCCGTCGGGTCCGCCAATGACAAAATTGCCAGTGGGGTTAAGATGCCACACAGTATTCTCATCAATAAGATCACCTAAAACATTGATTGCTGATTGTTTAGCTAATGCTCTGGCTTCTTCTATGTTACCATCAGTATGTTGTGTTGAAATAACAATCTGATCAATACGTTTGATAATACCTTCTCGTCTTGCACCGTTGTATTCGACGCTTACTTGAGACTTGGCATCTGGTCCTAAAACAGTCCCACGGTGCTTTTTAAGTTCTTTAAGTATTTCATGCGAATAATGGATAGGCGCAGGCATCATACTAGGTGTATGATTACATGCATAACCGAACATGATGCCTTGGTCGCCTGCACCGAAGTCATCTGTTCCTAGTGCAATGTCTGCACTTTGGTTATGAATTCGATTGATAATATTCAACTTATCCCAATGAAACCCGTCTTGTTCGTAGCCAATTTCTTTAACTTTATTTCGAACAATTTCATTTATTTCGTCTGCACTAACATTGTAATTTTTTACTTCGCCGGCTAGTGCTACGAAATTTGTGGTAACAAGTGTTTCTATTGCAACCCTGGTAGTAGTGTTGCCTGCTTTTAACCCAGCGTCAACAAGTGCATCAGATATCTGGTCTGCAACCTTATCTGGGTGTCCGTCGCTGACACTTTCACTTGTAAAAATATAATTAACCATTAATAATCGACCTTTTGTGATATATCTTCTAACTTCCAAGTGCCGTTTTTAGCACTTTGACCTAAATAGTAGGTAGTGTTAGTTTTATTTAGAAGTTCTGTTATACGATTTAATCGGTCAACAGTTTCTATTAATTCATTTACTAAAATTTGAACACGTTTTTCTTTCATATTACTCCTAATCTATGAATTATAAAAAGCGGATCTTCTGTAGTAGATACAGAAGATGCACATCCGGACAGTAATACTAATAGTAAAAAGTATTTCATAGTTGCTTTCTAACCCGTTCAAATTGTTCGTCAGTGTGTATGCCACGTAAGTATGTTACGTTGTTGTTAAGTTCCCCAGGCATTTCCGAATAGCGTAATGTGGAGTCTTGGGGTGAATCGATATCCTTTTTCCATCGCAATTTTTGCAACTTGTTGAACAGTGAGGTTATACCCTTCTGTTCTGCCTCCGACTGGCATGAGGTAGACCGGACAGTTGATACCAACTGCACGATATTCTGCAACAGCACGGTCAACTTCTTCCACATCCACACTGTCATTGACCACAAACTTGAGATATAAGCTAGAGTTAGGAACAGTGTAGTATTGACTAGCAACGCTAGGCTTAATAGCATCATCCCAAGACTCTCCCGAGACGGATAGTTTTGGACTGCAACTGAACGTTGTTTTAAATCTTGCACGATTTCCAAGATAGTCTCTAAAATCTTCGTGCAAAAATTGAGTAGTATTTGTTTCAAATGTAACATTTTTGAGGTCTCTCATTTTCGGGTGTTCGAACAACTCAATATACAAACGTTGCCATGCTAACAGTGGCTCGCCGCCTGTTAGAATAAGATGAACATCTTGCCCGTTGTCTTGCATCCAATGTCCGTTTGGAGTTAAACTAAGCAAATGTTCTACAACGTCGTCAATTGTTTTATCCATAACCAAGTGTCTAAACTCTGGATAAATGCTCGCATATGTATCGCACCCGCTAAACACTAGCGGCAAGTCTTCAAACTTCTCTGTAGTTTCGTGAACTTTGTTTTCGATTAGTTTTTCTACTTCTGGGTTGTAGCGTGTCTTTTCACGACCACGCTCTAACCCAAAATTCTGACAACGAAAGTTGCAACCAAATGTGCGAAGAAATACGCTCGGAACACCTACGTATTTACCTTCGCCTTGGATACTGTAAAATGCTTCGCTATAGCGTAGCTTTAGTTTGATTTTTTCTTCAACGTCCACGACCCGTCTCCATTATCTAGCCACTCGATTAAATCGCCTTCATACCACCCCATTTGATTCATAGCTTCTTCTGGAAACTGAACAAATAGTTCTTTAGTCTTGCCGTTTTCTTGGACTTCGATGATCCATTTAGAATCGCTTACTTTAATTGCCTGACTCATCATTACTTCCTAGTTTAACGTTTAATACGAAATTCTCAACTAACATTTTAACAAGACTTGCCTTTAATGTCAAGACATCATCTGGCAACTCTATTACATGAGCTGCCATCATTCGGTATGCAGTGCGTTCATCTATATTTAGGTAATCCCAATCAATAGGATCTGATATTTCTGTCTCTTGTGCTAACTCAGCTAACAGATTTACTGTTATTTTGTTCATCTAGGCTCCCAATGGTCAATGCATCTAGGTTCATACATTCCCATGCTACCCACTAACACACGGTCACCTTCTGCATTAATGCGATAAGTTTTTGTAGCGTCTCTGCCACATGTTGTGCAACTAGCAACAAGTTTCTGCACACAGTCCGCTAGACCCATCAAATGACTTGTTGTTTCAAACGGAACACCTCGACTATCTTGATCTAATCCTGTTGCAATGACGTTAACACCGTTACCTAGCCAAGTTTCTACCCGCTTAAGTGTAGGATATGTTGGCATGAACTGCACTTCGTCTAAGCATATAGTATCAAAATTGTATGGCATAATATTATATTTAGAATCTACTTCACTAAATTCAGTGAAACTAATGCACGGATAGCTTAGTTGATTATGCGTAACTATTTTTTCTTCTGCGTAACGATTGTCCTTAGACGGCTTTAACACTAACACTTTTTTTTGTTGGTGATCTAACCATAAAACTCTTTTTAGTAGCTGGCTAGTTTTGCCTGCATACATTGGTCCTGCATATACATCAAGTGTTCCTCTTTTTACCATTCCCATACATCCATATCCATAGCCTTACCAACAGTATCGCCGCCTTCGTTGCTTAGTGCAACATTATCGTATTCTACATCTGTTATAATGTTATCACCGTTTGGTAAATCGATTGCATAAAATTTAAGTTTTTTGATATCAAACTCTTCTTCGAGTTTAATTACAGCACTGAAAAAACTTCCTTTTTCAACACTCATAGCATAAAATACAAACGGAGGTTTGTCTTCTAGTATGCTGTCTAAATCAAAGTCGTCTTGGTCAAGTGTGTCTATATTTTGCTCGACAATTTTCTCTACATGCCCTTCGTATACATCTTCAACGACAGGTGCGTTCCATTCTGTGTGTTCTACTTCTGCAACTTCGATATATGCACTGTCTAATGTAGGACCGTTGTAATGACCGTAGTCGTCTATTTCAAACCACTCATAATCGAATCGGGCAGTTTTAGGAATGTTTTCTTCCCATTCTTCCTTGTCATTCATGTAATATTCAAGTGCAGCATCGTCTTCGTCGAAACCTGCATCCATTAATAGTTCAGGATCGTTCCAAAAATTGTATTGTTGCAGTGTTGCTTTGCCAAACACAACTTCGCCACCACGACCGCTAATATCGATTCGATAGTATTTCATTTTATTTCCTTAACATGTGACTTTCAAAAATGTTGGGCAATTTGTATCTCCACAAACATATCCCATAACGCCGTCTAATGATATACCGCATTTAGGACAGCTTTTTCCTACAGGATGCGCCGGTGGCCAGTTTGGAATAGTAGGTGTGTTTGGTATATATGGCGGCGGCTGGAACGGTTTATTTTGATTTAGTAAATGCTGAATAATCCAACTAATGTCTCTTTTGATAATTTCGATGTCTGCTTGTATTTGCTCTATCGCTCGATTACGTTCTTCTTTATTCATGTTTATGTATATGTTGTGGATTTTCTACAAATCTCCAACATCCTTCTCTTTTAATAATATCAAGATCATTTCTTAACAGTGTGTTTTCCATTTCATGACGTTCAACTGTTTGGTCAAGTCGTTCGGTTAGTTGTGTAAGTTTTTCGACTACATTTTCTAATGCATTGACTTGCTGTTGCAGGAAATCTAAATCTCTCTTGTCAGCCTTATGTATCATTTTTTGTATTCCATGTCTGTTAGAATCTCGTCGCCATCTTTATCGTTTGCGATATCTGCAGCCATAGCTTGTATATTTTCTAATAAGTGTCGACATGCTTGTTTGTTATATTCTTGCCCGCTAATATCACTATAACGATTGCGTTCACGATGCAATAATACAGCCATATCTTTCATTGCATTAATTTTTTTGATTAAATCTTCGACGCTGTGTTGCATTATTGTTCTTCGTATGGATATACTAACCAAATGTCTTCTTCGGCTTTATTACATTCGTCCCAATAGTATTCGACTTGATCAAAGTTACTTGACCAGTTCTGGGTCATTACTGCAAAGCGAACATTCTGCCCCCATACTGTGTCCCAATTTGGATTTTTTGGCAAACAACTACTTTGCCAATCTTTTTTGATCCATTCGAATGTTGCGCCTGTATCATTAATATCGTCTACAATAAGAATGTTTTTCTTTTCAAACACACTGCTGTTATTATAGTCGTTGCCGGATACGTAACCAAACGCATCTTCTGCCATCCAAAGATTACTTTCGCATGATTCGCCATCCCTCGCATCACGCAACTTAACCTTAAGTGTTTCCATACGACAGTTTAGCTTATGGCTTAGAATTACAGCAAGCGCCAGCCCGCCACGTGTAACGCCTACAATGTAGTCGGGTCGCCAGTTATCGTTATACATTTGAATAATAATGTTGTTGGCAGCATGATCTACATGATCCCAACTGTAATATTTCTTTTTCATACTTAGCCTTTATATGTTTCTTGCAGTTTGTCGACTAGTTTTGCTGATTCCACAACACTGTCGAGATTTGCTTTTGCTTCGGCAATCTCTGGATATTCACGTTCTAAATGACGTGTAGTTTGTGTTTTGTTTAGAGTTGTCTTGCCGTCCTTCATAATTAGACTATATTCGAACCCTTTTTCAAATCGTTCTGCAATTCGAATATAACTTAGCCTTTGCGATCTCCAAGTATCACGCTGCATGATATCTCTAAGGCTTAGTGCATCGCTGTCTTTTTTCTGTAACTCGTCGTAGTATTTAATATACTGGTCCAGCAAGTCCGCTTCTTCACGAATTGCATCTAGTAAGGTGTAAGACATGTTATACTCCGTTTTTGGCTAAATCGCTGTTTCGCATTTTGGAAACAATTTTTGCAGTTTCAAGCAGGCTTTTATATTGATTGTATGCTTCGAGAAGTTCTGGAAATTCCTCCATTAGTTTTTCTTCTTCGAATTGTTTTTTAAATCTTTCGACCGCATGTTTCATTGTTGGGCTCAAATCAATTGTTGTTTGCTCGGGGGTCGGGACCGGTATCCAACTGTATCCATTCCAAACAGCTATATTGTCGTTATCATACCATAATTGCCCTACGTCGGGCGCAGGAGGCTTGGGATTACCGCCGTTGATATTTAGGCGATTATCGTAGTTATAAACTATAATATGTTCACTATTACTAACTATGCCCATTACTTTTTACCTGTGTCGTATAGTTTTTCGGCAATCATAAGTTCTCGATACAGTTCCATGTGTTTGAGATATGACTCTTTAAGTTCAGGATATTTTTCTTCGAGGTCAATGTTACGAGTAACTAGTAACATTGTTGCTTGAATGTCTTCTAACGTTTTCTGATATTTGGCAAGTGGTGTTACTGCAGCCGCCTCTGGCTCAGGTGGTTTAACATAACCTTGCGCTGGGCTTGGGAAATAGCTTTTCCCAGGAACCACTCCTGCATCGATCCAATTTTTCTTCGCTTGTTCGATACCTCCATGTGTGTTCCAACTTTCACGATTATCTTCATGTTTACGAGCGCCGCAATTGCATTTATAAAAACGCTGCTTCCAAAATACTTTTTTGTTATTAGTGTCGTCGTAAGTAGTGCAATATTCATCGTTACACGCCACCAGTTCCCAGTTGTGAGAGTGCGCCAGACGAGTTACTGTCTTAGGGGGCGACTTGAATAAAAATTTAAACATCGGAAGTTCCTGTGCTGTATAGTTTCTCTGCAATACCAAGCCCACGCTTGATTTCCATATAGTTGTCGTATGCTTCTTTAAGTTCCGGATATTTTTCTTCTAGCTTAAGATCACGGTTGAGAATTAGAAGCGCACCGTTGATTTCGTCAAGCTCTTTCAGGATATCTCTGCCGTTTACTTCTAGCGCAGTTTTTACTTCTACTTTGTTAGTGTTTCCATTTATATTTAGAATGCTACCAGAAGCAGGATTAACCGGTGAAGAAGTTATAGATGACCACATGTCTGATGATCTGTAACTATAGTTTTTTTGCTTAATAACATCGCTCGAAGATTTTAATGCTTTTTTATAAATTTCTTCGTATTTTGCATCGATGTCTTCTTTATTTTTATAATACCAAGACTTGTTATCTATTGAATAATCATCGGGTTCCATCTTAGGGGTGTCCTTTTTCTTAAACCATCCAAACATCACTGATCCTATAGTTTGATATACTTAATTTAACAAATGTATGTAAAATGTCAATAAAAAAGCGTCGTTGCCGACGCTTTAATTTTAACTTGTGTTTTTAGTGTTAGTAGCCTTGTAACGACTGTTCTACTACAATATTCTTAACTGCATCACCCAAGTCTTCTGAATCGCCGATTACATATAGAGATGTTTTTGAACGATCGTTTTGGCGATCATATTTGTAGTATTGAATGACACGGCCTCCACGAGCTGGATATACTCTTAATGTATATCCGTCTGAACCATCGAAATCAGCGTCTACAGATTTTACTGCAATCGCTCCTACTACCCTGTCTCCTTCAACTGCATCGTTAACCCAACGACGAATTTTACGCTTAAGCCACATCATTTTGCAAACTCCTGTTGTAGTTTAATGTTGTCCATAAATTCTTTTTTGGTGCCCATATCATCTTTGAATGCACCTTTTAGCACTGTAGTTTGTGTAAGACTGCTATGTGCCATAATGCCACGATTTTCGCAACAGCCGTGCGTAGCTTGAATATATACGCCTACGTCTTTGCTACCGGTTGCTTTTGCGATTTCACGTGCAATATCCATTGCAAGTTCTTCTTGCAGCGTTCCACGTCTAGCGCACCACTGTGCAATACGTGTATACTTGCTTAGACCGATAAGTGTATCGGCGGCAATGATACCAATATATGCAACACCTTTAACGGGTTGATGATGATGCGAACACATGCTAGTAATTTCGCTGCGAACAACTAACATACCAGTATATGGTTCGTCTGTGTGATTAGGAAATGCTGTTGCATTTGGCATAGGATAATATCTGCCAGACATAAGTTCCTTAACATACATCTTTGCAAGACGGCGCCCAGTTTCCATGCTGTTAGGATCGTTTTTACGATCAATTACTAGACTATCTAGCACATTTTCAAACTTATCTGTAAGCTCGTCGATTAACTCGTCAAGCTCACCTTCTTTAATAAACTTGCTGATATTGTCGCCTGCCCAATATCTGCCACCGGCGTCTTCGATACGCTGTTTAATTTTTTTACTTGTTTTCATTTACTACTCCTAGTTATAGACGGCGAGACGTCTTTATGTATTTTCTTTAATAGTGTCATATAGTTTAACACCACTAAAGAAATTTGTCGATAAGTTTTCGACATTCATATTTAGGTAATTATGGTAGTTTTTATATTTTTCCATATACCCTTTTAGCTTATCTGCTACTTTGTGTTTGTTAGCTTGATAGCTATCCCAATCTTCAGTCCACTCGCTAGGATATTTGAAAACATCGTCATACATCTCACTGTAAGAGAGTCTATCTGGCACCATTGGAATGGCACCGACTAACATGCCTTCATATGCACTGATACCTAGTGTTTCTTGCAAGTTAGCAGAAAACACTACCTTTGCTTCGCCAAGCAAATTATGGTATTCGTTCTTAGTTAGTTCACGTTCCTGGCATACGATGAATTCGTATTCAGGTAATAGTGTTGCTAGGTCCTTAAAGATATCTAGTTGCTTTTCGGGTGCAAGTCTGTGAGGAAATAGGACAATATCTTTCTTCTCCATGTTTTTATACGGAGCAAGAGTTGTTTCCATATATTCCATTGGCCAACCTACAATTTTGACATTGTCTTGTTGTAGGAACCATTCGACCGGAGTCATACCAAACATGCTCTTAAATTGCAGCAAGTTTTCTGCAAAGATTTTAGCATGGAATTCTGTTGCAAAGAAGTTATCGTCATATGTAAAGAACATACTTTTCTCTGCATGACGCACCCAAGGTTTATCACCGACCAGTCGTCCTAGGAAGTCGTTCGGATCATATGAGCCGGCATGCCACATGCCGCCAATTTTAATCTTAACTCCTAATAGTTCTGCCATATACTTTAGCTGGACAACAGTAGGGTTCCATGCATCAGTATAAAGGAAATAGTCGCCGTCCTTAACAGTGCCGTTGCAGAACATTTCACCGATCTGCATCAGCTGATTTGATTTGTATACGTTAGTGCCGCCGAAGTTCAAGAAAGCCCCAGGCGTTGTAGCCTGAGGCGTTTCCCCACCGGAGATTACCACAACATTAGTGTCGGGTAGATGGTTTTTCAGTTGCACCGGTAGATTCACTTTCCACTGTTTAGTGTAACGTGTATCTACTGCTTCGATGTCAACAATGTATACTGTCATGCTACTTTGTTAATCCAAGGATGTTGAAAAACACCAACGTGAATTTTGAGTTTCTTAGCACTGCGATCTGCAGCCATTTTTACTGCAACATCGTATGTGATTGCAGTATCACGGATAGTGCTAAGGATAGTGTAGTCTTGAATTTTATCTTCGACTTTAAGATCGTTAAGATAAGAGGTAAACAGATTACGAACTTTGCCTTCGCTCTCGGGTTTCTGCTCCAGGATACCATCATATGGTTCGATAATTTTAATTAGATCGAACTTGATATCGTTAATGCTTACACGGGTTTGATCGAAGTTATTCATAGCTGCACGATGCTCCATTTTCATTGTCTTCACTTACTTTGATTTTGAGTTTACGGTTAGGATATTTTGAGTTGATGATTTCTGCGAGTTCATCACAAATCATTTCGCAGGACTTGTAATCGAGTTGCAAAGTTCCATTTGCATAGAGGCTTTCCAACCATCTCTTGAATTGGATAAATTCAATATCTCGATCATTGTGGAACACTTCAATTTTTACGTAGAAGTGAAACATATGACGATGTGGATAGCCTAGAAAGCTAACGTCATACTCGTCTCCAGTAGCTAGATTAGGATCTGTCAGTGCTGCTGGATATTTGTGAATACCTTCTTTCTGAAAGGTAACCCAAATGTTATTAGAAGTTTTTTTCATATTACTCGTCGTCGTCAGAATCTGCAACTACAGAAAGTTTCTTTTCAAGACGCTGCATTGTTTGTAGCAGTTCCCACATTTTCCAGTCCATTGCTTTCGCAAGTTCTAGAATTGTTTTGTTGAAGTCTTCTGGGACTTGTTCCTCGACTTCATCAATTACTCTAATCTTTTTAACCATTGTGTTCTCCAGTTAATTGTTTTTCAATTTTTGATAGTTCTTGTTTAACTTGTAGCTTTTGTTTCTTTAATACAGTGATTTCGTCGTCTGTATTAGTATGTTTATACAAGTCATTTATTTGATTGTCAAGCTCTTTGTGCTTCTGTTTTAAACTTTCCATTCGTCCTTGGAGCATTTTCTACCCTTTCTCTCAAGTCAGATGTGCTGAACCTGTGTTCACGCTTATTGAAATATAAATCTATTCCACGCTTATTGCAAGTGTCTTTTCCAGTAAAGTCTTTGTCCTTGTATTCCTCTCCCAGTATTCGAATATCAATTTCATACATATTAAGAATGTCAATGAGATCTTGCTCTGTTTGATAAGGTATGATTTCATCAACATACTTAACTGCAGCGAGCTGAGCATACCGCTCTACTAATGTTTGAACTGGTTTGTTTTTTGTGTCTGGCCTGTCCAATGTAGGGTCAGTTTGTATGCCTGCAATTAAATAATCACAATGATTTTTTGCTTCACGTAGCATTGCAACGTGCCCTGCGTGAAGTAAATCAAATGTGCTAAATGTTATACCAACAATTCTTTGATTTTTCTTTTTCATACTACTGTAACTTCGAGCGGCGGGAATCCGTTAAACGCAACCGAACTGTAGGTTGTTGTATAGGCTCCGCAATTCAATATAATAAATCTGTCACCTGATGTCAAGTCGGTTGGTAGTTCTACTTTGTTTTTTTCGTAAAGCACATCTGCGCTATCACATGTAGGGCCGGCTAGAATGCAAGGAGCAGTTTCGTTAGCATCAGTGTCTGGTGTTAAAAATTGATACTTAATTGCTTCTTGTTCTGTTTCTGCAAGCCCGTGAAATTTGCCGATGTTTAGATACACCCAGCGAACAGGATCATCGTCATGCTTACGACTTACTAGTAATACTTCTGCTGCAATAGCACCTGCATTACCGACTAGACCACGCCCGGGTTCTGCCATAATGTATTCTACATTGCCAAAACGTTCTTTAATTGCATCGATAATAGTAGAACCATATTCTTCTGGCTCAGTAATGTCGACACCATAATATGCAGGGAAGCCGCCGCCGATGTTTAACAGTGTAAGATTAAACCCTTCGTCAATAGCCCCGTGCCATATTGCACTTACCGAATCCAAGATGTCATACCACATATGCGGATGTCTTGTTTGACTACCAACGTGAAAACTAACACCTACTGGTTCTAACCCTTGTTCTTTTGCAATGTGCATCAATGGAATAACCATGCTGCTACTGCAACCAAACTTACGACTTAGCGGCCATTCTGCCTCAGTGCTACGGATCAAAATACGTATGAATACTCTACTACCAGGAGCATGTTTTGCGACCTTTTCAATTTCTTCTTCCGCATCAACTGAAAACAGCGTGATGCCTTTGTTGTATGCGGACACAATATCTTGCCAACGTTTTACAGTATTGCCAAAACTAATATGTTCGGGTAATGCACCTGCAGCTAAACACATATCGATTTCGCCAATGCTTGCAGCATCAAATCTACATCCGAGGTTAACTAGACGTTTTAAAATTTCAGGATGCGGATTTGCTTTAACTGCATAATGAATATGAGCTTCGGGCATACCTGCTTTAAGGCGAACATAGTTATCTTCTACTTGATCTACATCAAGAACAAGGGTAGGGCGTTCGAATTCATTTTTGTTAATGTGTTTAATGATTTTATTCAATTACTGTATCTCCCACGTAATCATCCCAATCAGTGTAGACTTTGCGTTGCTGTAGTTCGTGCAAACTATGACACCACACTCCTTGGTTACTATAGCCCCACGTATTATCGTCGAGTTTTAATGTAGCATTGTAATTGAACTGTCTAATATATGGCAACTTGACACTAATCATACTGATAAAGGTGTTGTATTCGTCATACCCGGATTCTAACACACCTTCTGCATATTTAACATCAAAGTCTAAGGTGCACCAATAACCTTTTTTAAGTAAAGGTTTAATCATATTTTCCCATGCAAAATAATCATCTGCCGTATGTGGTGTAAAGCTCTGACTTGTTCCGAAATACAAATGTTTAATGTTGTGTTCGTCGGCTCGCTTTGCAATTTCTTCCCATGGTTGAATACCAACTACAAATAGTGTTTTCTCGCCATACATTGCAGTATGTTCAACTTCGGTCCCGATAAAGTAAATTACACCCTTGCGTTCTTCTGTGTTTAGTCCCATTTAATATATCCTCTGTTGTAGCCCGCTGGGCGATTTACTGCATCGCTAAAGGCTTGTTGCCATTCATTTTGTCTATTATAACCACGTGTCCACGTATTGTCTACATTTAGTTTGCCAGACTCTATATATGTTACAGATAATTTCATTGCTTGCGGAAATGTTTTAGCTCGTGGACTCGGAAAAGCCACAGTAACATTTTTCCATAGCCAATTACCAAATGTTGTAGTGTATGCAGACAATTTTTCTGCAGCTACCACAACGAGTGCATTTTCTGCAACATTTACTTGTTGTAGTGTGTTATGTTCGCTTAAATCAACAATAACATCATATTCTAAATATTTTTTGGGATTTGATATTAGTAGTTTTTTCCAGTATTCTGCGTTGCTATGACCCACTACATCGATATGAAAGTTTAGTCCCAGATTGGCTAGTGTTTGGTGAACAATTTTAGCAAGAAACCCAGTTCCAATGATGCACAAATAACCGCCATTACGCTTTTTAAATTCTTCTAAACTATTCAACACAATGTTAACACCACAAGCAACTGGCTCGATAATGTATTTAGGATCAAGCTCGGGAACAGTTACGTATGTCCCTTGTCTTGCAACATAGTAATCTGCATACGCAGGTTCGCCACGTGTTGCTACGTAATCGCCTGTTGCAACGTTGATACCAAGACCTTCATGCCCGTGCATACTTGCGGGCAGTAATTGAAAGTCGCCCTGCATCATTGCAATGTCGCTGCGGCACACACCTGTCATTACTGCTTTAACTAAGATGTCGCCTTGTTGCATTTCGGGAATAGTGTAGGTGCTTTCAAAAAAAGAACCATTACCATCTGTAACTAGTGCTTTGACACTGCTTCCAACTGTTGGTGTATCCATATGTCCATTTCCTTTTGTTCTTGCCAAAAACTATCGTTATCTTTATTATCTAGTGCAGTTAGAATCATATTTTGGTATGCTTCTTCTGGACATAACCCTAGTTCGAACGTGTTGTCGTCTATGTGTATTGCAATATCATCACCAGACATTGAACGCCAATCGGTTACACAATTATACTTTCCATTGTATTGTATCATGCAGTAATCGTCAACATTATAAAAACCTTTACGATCAACGTCGCCGTAATCGCTTCCATCAATGTTGTCAAGTGTCCAGTTTTGCTTTAAACCATGATCGGTAACAGTGCTAGTTCTCCACTCAGGATTAAGCATTTGATACAGGCTTAACATGTGCGGCATTAAGTCTCGGCTAACACCACCGTATGATAAGTGTTTAGTTGTAAACCAACTACCAGGCTTTGGAATTCTATTATGGTTGATCCAACGAAGATTAATAACGCTTGCATTATTAGCTGCATCTTGCATCTCGCCAATGTTGCTGCGATACTGATTGTTTTTTGTCATCATAATCCTAGTATTAGAATTATCTTTTAACAAATCATCCCAATGAGAACTTTGAGCAACTCCTGGCTTTTCTACAAAAACAAAGTCAGACACTTTTGCTGCCTTATCTGCTAACACATAATGAGAATAATTAGGTGTGCAAATATGAACAGTGTCATAATTGCTTTTTACTGCATCGTCTATATGTTTGTAGTTTGCTTCTTTGTTATATAGGTCGAGATATTCAATATCCCAACCCATATTTTTGTATATGTTTCCGTATAAGATTTTACCAAACCCCATACCTGCAATAAGTGTTTTCATGTCTTACTCGAATAATGCGTTAAATTGTGCGCTGCTGTTAACTGTTTTCTTACCAACAGCACCTCTAGTTCCTACAACTTTCATCCATAGTCGTTCATTCTTGTCTATGAACGCCAACGCTTCGTCACGATTTTCAAACTCAAACGCACGAGCAATGACATCCTTAACTTCAGTTCTATCAAACTGTTCGTCTACTAGCATGTTAGGATAAGTGCCGCTGTCGTATGCACGATTAGCTGCTTGGACACTATTAATGTGAGTGTATACGTTGTGATTCATTAGTAATGCGTAAGCAAAACTATCCCAACTTGTTTTAGTAGATACACCCATGCGGTTTAAATCACTAGGATTGTAATAACAAATATCGTTTACTTTTAATCCGTTAGTAATTGGAGTAGGCATCCAGTCAGGATATATTTTACGCAGTAGATCATTATATGGACTAGTATCAGTTGCAAGTGCTTTATCGTCTGGAGCATCGTTCATCATGTAACTCCACTTGCCGCCATGCTCTAGTCTGTGTCCTGTGTAAACTTGGCCGTTTGCAGTGCATAGGAATGGGCTTGCACAATCGAATGTAATAGTAAAGTTTTCGTTATAGTTTTTCCTTACTGCCCGTTGAATTGCTGTAAGAACTAGCGCCCATTCTAGTTTACTTGTGCCTAGGAAGTGCATAAAATCATGCACACCTTTTTCTAGTAAACCATCATGTATCAGTGTAATTACACGCTTAAGTGCAAGATGAATATCACACATGTTTTGACCACCCATAGCCCATCCGTTAAAGTGTGCGTCTGGATACTTTTTAGGATCGCAATATTCTTTTACTTGACTATACCAATCGTCTGCTTGTGCAAAGTTTTCACCTTGCAACACGTTTAAGAACTTACAATTACCGTTACGATTTCTAATAAAGTAATCGTTGTTAATACGTGTTCCGTCTACAGCTTCTTGGTAGCTGCTAATTTTACTTGCTTTAGCACCCTCTGGACTACGGCTTACCCACGCTGGAATATCGAGGATCATACCATAATCCATAAAGGCGTCCATCCACTCTAGCACGCCTTTACGTTTTTTCATTGCGTTTGGGCAAGCAGGATCTTTCCAATCTCCCTCCCAAACACCTTTACCGATTTGGAAACCTCCGCTGTCTCCTAAGATCCAGCTAGTGTTTTTGTTTCTATCACGATACATATCCTCACGAAACATATCTTTAGTAAGGTCTAAACTAGCGTGACCTGCACTGTGCAGACTCCATTTGTATTGCCATAGTCCTTGTGGATCTAACCAGTTCAGACTTTCTACTCCGTTTGGCATACTCGCAGGAATACGTGCTGGGTCAATATAAGGATTGCCCTCAATTAACCCACGACGCTGTCTCCCTACAAACAGCGCATAAAATGTGCTAAGTGCAGGGAGAAATATAGCGTAATCGTCTTGTGTCGAAGTTAAGTCTGTGTTTAGTTCGTTCATTATTATTTGCTTTGAGCAGGCAAGATATATTCGTATACCGCAAGACCGTTATCTACTGTAATCATAGCTGCACCCATATCGCTAAACTGCATTTTAATATCGCCGTTCAACGAAAGGATGCTCAGCACTTCAACAATAGGATATTTCCAACCTTGCTTCAGTTCTCCGGTAATACCAGCTTGGAAAACAAAGTTACCAGTATGACCGCTATCATCACCAAAGTAAAATTTAAGATCGCTGCCTTCAGTCTTAGCAACGAATACCACTTCTTCACTGTTAGCTTGCGATTGGAATTTAAAACGCTGTGTGCTAGCACTCGACGGCTCAATTGTAACATTCCAGTTAGCACCTTTAAAACGAACACTTGCTAGCTTTTCTTCCATAAGTTCTTTTTGCATAAAGCGGAAGTCATTTTTAAAGTCACCTGTGGCGTTTTCAAAGTGCATACCAAATGCTTCTTTTTCGCCGTTGCGCTCACGGGTAGTAACAGTAATTTTAGCGTTGTCTTTATACTCAGGAATGTTAAGAATGACGTTTAGTTTGCTAAGGTTAGGCAAACCAAAAGTTCCTGTTAGACCTGGGATTGGCTTTTTGTATTTTGCACGGACAACAACTTTGTTATCATCGTCTTTTGCTTCGACAGTTGTTGTCTCTGCATCTGTAATTACTTTGACTGCTTCGATATTGCTAACACCTTTTGTGTGTTTAACGATATCTAATAGATAGTCTCTCATATGTTTTTCCTCTTTATAAGTTTAACTTTGTAGCTGCCTTGTGTGCGTTCTAATGTAAACTCACGCACTTTTGTATTTAGACGAAGCCATTCTTCTATTTCGTCTTTAATGCTGCCTTGCCCGCAAATAACTCTGCAGTATGTATAATTTCCATAATAACACTCATTGATAAAATTAGCAACCTTTTTCCATGCTTCATGAATATGAAAGCCGTGTAGGTCTATGCTAGGCATCATCAATTTACGTAAACATGCACTCTGCGATTCATGCTCCAGCAAGATGCGTTTGCTCCGATACACATAGGTCTTTCTTTACCGTAGCTAACAGTTCTAACTCGATCGCCAGTAATGCCGTTTTTGACAAGATATTCTTGAACTGCAAACGCCCGACGTTCGCCTAGTGCTAGGTTATATTCTCTAGTGCCAATTTCATCTGTATGTCCTTCAAGTGTAATGCTTGATTTAGGATACTTTTTCATAAAATCAACTAATGCAGTCAGATTCGATGCTTCTTGAGCAGTTAGCTCGTAACTATCAAAGGCAAAATGAGCTGTAATGTCTTCTAAATTAGCTGCTTCAACTAACATAGAAAGTTCGGCAACTTGTGTTTCTAGTGTATCGATTTGTGCCTGTAAATCAGTGTCAGTTGTAGCGTGTTCTGTAAATTTGTTGTTTAGTTGTGTTACAGCATCAGTAATTTGGCTATTGATATATGCTTTGATTTCGTCTTGTGTAGGTGTTGTTTGTGCATATGCTACGGATGTTCCTAATAGCATGAATGCGAGTATACTAAGTTTTTTCATGTGTTTTCCTAAAAGTTATTGCAAATAATTTTGCAAAATTATCCGAAGTCAAACAAACTTTCAAAAGTTGTTTTATCTTCAGCCTTACTTAAATCCCAGCCCATTACACCCAATAAGTTTTCGATCTTTTGTGTAATAATGCCGTCCTCCATTATGTCTGTATCAAATGGCAATTCTTTAAACCATTCAGGCAAACGACTTTCGTCGGTAGGGTATCCAATACTAGTAAAGCCCATTGGGTTTGCTTTTAACTTACAGACAATAGTTTTCATACCGTCCATAATTTCCATGCTATACTTATCGCCGTTGAGTCTGCGTAAACGATTGTAATTAATGGCAGCACGAACGTGGCCTGGCATATTAAATTTGCCTTTGTAAATTTCATTTCCAGTATGCGGATCTGTCATAAATTCCTGGCTGTAATAATATGTTAGTTTGTTTACACGTTTTGGTGTTCCGATGAGCCACGGCGGCATAGACCTAAACTCTTGTCTGAAATCAATAATACGACTAATAATGTCTGATTCTTTTGCCCCGGTCAGTGCCTTAAGTAATAACTCACTTAAGAAGTCTTGCATAAATGCAGGCGTATCACTGCGCTTTAGATCGAGCCCCATAGCTTTAATCTTACCGGGTTTATTGTTTTGATCTTCTCTGTGTCCTTCGGAATCATATACAAGAATAGCATAACGCTTTTTAGTAATAAAGATACCTGCACTAGCACATACTTCACGACCTGCTGCAATAATTTTACCTTGATCTGGATTTCTTACATTGTGTGCGGCTCGCATATATTCGGGGAAAGTCTCATTTGCTTCATTTGATACTGTATCATACAATTCAGTTATCTTTTCTTTAGTCCATTCGAACTCGCCTGATTCGATTTGCTTTTTGAATACAGGGTATGCACTAAAGTATACAGAGTCTGTATCACCGTAAATGATTGTATCCCCTTTATGGTCATACACCCCTGTAAACAATTCGTTAACTTTTGCAGCCATATGACGTGCAATGCAACGTCCTGTCAATGTTGTAGATTGACCTAGCCGACCGTCGTTAAATCTTGACCCCGGGTTAAGAACAGCGCCGTATAGCGAGTTAAGGTTAATCTTTTTAACTAACTGTCTTTTATCCCAGAACGCAAATTGTTCATCATCTACACCTTTGAACTCTTTTGCTTTCTTTTGTAGCTGCTTCCGCTCGCTATACCAACGTTCGAGCAATCCAGGAATGATACCTTTGCGTTCTTGTGTAACGATTGTTCCGTTAGAAGTTAACACCCAATTTTGATCTCCGTTGAAAATGATATCATAAATTTCTGCACCCGTTGCAGGCAATTCCTCGCCATTTTCAAAATCGATGTAAAGCAACACTTCATTGTCTTTGGACATTACTAATTCATATTCGGGGCAAGCAAAACGACCTTCCCATGCTTTAGCAACTTCCCAATCATGTTCTTGTAACAATTTTACAGTTAATGTATGTCTGAGTTGTCCTACGATTGTTTCGGTGCTCATGTTAGTGCTACGTAAAATACTTGGATACAGCGAGTTCAAGTCCATTGAACCGATCCACTCGTGATAACCTTTGACAGGAGTAGCAACATATGCACCGGCTGCAGTAACAGCATGTGGATAACCTTTTTGCACCTTATCATGTTGTTTATCAGGAACAATGTATCCACGCTGATGTGCTTCGTTTACAATTGCTTGGTCAGTAACCGCAACTGCACCCATTGTAGTTTGGATAAGAACAGTATTGTCGTGTGCAATAACGTTAGCCAAGTCGATGAATTGTAGCTTTTTATCTAGCTTAACTAATAGTTCTACGTCTTGTCTGTTATAGTCAATAAACGTAAAGAAGTCGTTATTGTATAGTTGATCTAGTGTGCCTTCGTATGCAATCTTACGCTCGTTTAATTCGTATTCGCCAATAGCGTCGAGAGAATAACTGTGCATTTCATGATACGTATACTTGCGATACAGTTGCATGTAGTCTAAGTGAATGCGGCCTAGCGTATCGAATGTTTCTTGCATTTTACCAAAACGCTCAAATTCTCTGCGCTTTGGATACTGATGCCATAAACAGAATCTGCGTGTATGTTCTTTACCAAGAACTCTTGCTACACGGTTTACCATATACGGAATATCGAACCCTTCTGAGTTCCAACCAGTTAAAATATCCGCATCGTCGATTAAGTTAAGGAACGTGTCTAACAATTCTTCTTCGTTTTCCATAAGAAGAGTGTCGTCGAACTTTTCTACAATTGTCTGTGCATCAGCTCTGCTTAACGTCTTAGGTTTGCAAACAAGGCAAATTGTTTTCTTAATCCAGCTCAGATGAACAGCAATTGCAGTAACAGGGTTAAACGGATCACTAGGATCCGCAAACCCTTTGTCTTTATCAAAATCAACTTCGATGTCGAAAAATGCAATGTTTAGCCGAGGCGGTTCTTTACCTAGATAGTTTTCTTCGAAGCAACGAAATACAGGATTAATATCGCTTTCGTAAAGTTTTTGACCGCTGTATAACTTCTTTTCTTTTTGAAATGCTTTATTACTAGAAGTAATTACACGATCTAGTTTTTCACCAAAAATACTTTCAAACTTGCCACGACTATCTTTGTAATAGAAGATATAACGGGCAGGATATTCTCTATAATCCCTACGCCCGTTATTACGTTCAACGACATGGATTATGTCACGCTCCCTATCAAATAGGGCGTCTACATATGACATTATTATTCCTTGTTAATTATTCAGTTGCACGACCAACTGCATGAAGCACTTCTTCTACTTCATTGAATCCGTCTTTAACTTTTGCGAATTCGTTTTTGTATGCAATTTTAATTGCTTTGTTAATAACCACTGGCTTGATATCTAGTTCTTCTGCAATAGCTTTGACTGTATCTGACAATCCGCCACGTAGTGTTTCAAGTTCTGCGGTTACTTGAATACCCTCTTGGATAATCTGCTTAAGTTTTGTAATTTCGCTTTCGCTAAATGATCTAGTAGACATGGTAACTCCTTTGACCTAGTATATCCTACATATTATGTTAGATTTGCGAGGATGTCAACGGTTTTCTAGTTTTTTAATTCTAGCTTCTAACTCGTCTATCTTAGTTGTCATCTTAGGATATTTTTTACGCCACGCATCATCGGGTTGTTGTAACCAAGTTATGCCCCATCGTTCTACTAGATAATCAACAAATTTATCAAACTGTGCATATGCCCATAAGCCAATCCGAGTTGTTCCTAAGTATGCTACAACCATGGCGCCTATAATACTACCTACTATAGCAGTATAGATCCAGAGCCTGTCACTTGCCATACGTTCTACCATATCCCAGATCATATTGTTATCTCGCTTTGCTGAAACGTTCTACTGTTTGTTTTACACTTTGTTGTTCGTTAGCAACTTTTCTTAAGTCACGTCCTTGTTCAATAACAAGTGCATTTAGTCTGCGTAGTTGTTCTTCTAGTCCACGAACATATGCTTGGGTAGGAATTAATTTTTCCTGACCATGTTCGTCTAACATTTTAAACGAATCAGCACCTTGGCTTTTTAACCCGCCTACAACTCTATTTGGATTTTTTTCTTCGTCTATAGGCTTTTTCTTAGCCCCATACATATTATATATACTCATCCGTGTTCAAACCTTGCTTTTGATTTTGGTATTGGCAATACATTTTTTGATTTTTGTAAATCTTCTGCATATTTTTTCCAATATGCAGATCTTTCATTGGTAGAAGCACGAGTTTCCTCGTGCTTCTTTAATACTTCGACATAATGTTTTAAATCAACTGTCAATTATTTAATGCCCATTGCTGCTAATGTTTTTGGTCCTGCTACACCATCTGCTGTAAGACCCTTGCTTGCTTGCCATTTCTTAAGTGCTGCTTCCGTTCCTGGACCAAAGTCGCCATCGGCAGTTAACCCAAGCACCGCTTGCATCTTTTTAACTAGATCGCCCTTACTGCCTTTTTTGAGTGTTGCTGTTGCAGCACTTTCACTTGTAGCTTCTGCAACTGGTTTAAGTTCGACTTTGCCACCGAATACTTCCATTGCTTTTTTATAACGTGCTTGGCGATCAGCAAGACCGATGTCTCCGCCGTTAATGATTTTAGTCATTTTAACAACATCGCCTGTGTCTGCAACATCGTTCAATTTCTTTGCGTTCCAGAACCAGCAAGCACTTTCGATGGCGCCTTTTTCAGTTGCTACATAATCTGCAGCTTGTTCTGCTGTCATGCCCACGCTCTTGCCAAAGTTAGTATAGTTTTCACGACCAGTCAACTGCTTTAGACCACGACCACGGAATCTCCATCCGTCGCCTGGCTGTGTATTGCCCATCTTAGAAGTTCTAAACTCGTCCATGTAAACATAGTTAGCAATCTTCTCTGGATTACGTGCATATTCTGCAGCGTTACGCTTACCTGGACCAAAGTAACGTGGAAACACTTTTAATAAGGTTTCTTCTTTGTAGTTCAAGTTTTCTTCTAGTGTCATGAAATTTCCACTTTCATGAGCGCACTGTGCAATAAATCCAGCAACTCTTGCTTCAGTGACAATGTCATATTTTGGTAAAATATTTACAAGTGCTTCATACCACTCGTCGACTTTTTTATTTCCGGGAATCAGAGCTGCTAACTGCTCCTTGGTGAAATTGAATTTAAACGCCATCTTACTATTCCTTCCGTAGCTTTAGTTCTTAGTATTTATTTTACCCATGCCCCAATACGCCCATGAACATCCGGATAAACCCTATATTTGTATCCATCGGGTGGAGTTGTGTCTTGCCCTTCCCACACCGGGATAAAATGTGTGATATTGTCTTCGAAATCCTCGTTATGTCTAAAATGAACTTCGATGAGTTTTCCTCCGATATATTCGCAATTTATCCATTCATGTTTTTTTGCAAAGTCATTTAATATCAATGGCAATTTTATGCGGTCAGCAACACGAACCCAATGATCCCACTTGGTAAATGTGTTGCTACTTTTATGACCTTCAACTGCAAGAACTTGTTTGCCCCAATGATAATCGATACTTAAATGTCTGCCTTCGAACCATTCGCACCAAAAATGACCAACAGGTAAATGGCACGTATCTTTTTCTATCCAGACTTTTTGTGCGCCTAGTCCGAGACCCATCATATTAACGCAAGGTCTAACAATGTAATATCCTGGGTGTGATACATCTAATCCGACAGGGCCGCAATTATAAAACATTTTTCGAGACAAGATAAGTTTGTCTAAAACCCATATATCATCGGGATCTATGCGTTGCCAAACATCGTCTTCTGCTGACATTTAAAATCCGACTTCTATGCCGCTGTCTTGCCATTTCCAAACTTGCTCGTCGGTCTTTGTCGATGTGCAATGATCGCAATCGCAATTATGGCAAACATCATTGCGACAATTTTTGCACTCGCCACCACAATGGTGGCTGCACCCACAATTTTTGCAGGTGCAGCTTGTTTGATCTGTTATTTTCATATATTACTCCATTACATAGAAACGGTATGCACCCTGGGATTTAGCCCACTGTGCGGCAGCTTTTTTAGCATCTGCAAAGCTACCCTGGAATTTGAAAATCTCGTCATCATCCGGCATGCCGTATTCACGTGTAGTGAACATCCACAATGATGAATATCCAGGATCACGTGGCTTTTTACCATGCGATCTCATATGACGTGAGTAATCAAGTGTAACTGCTTCACCGATGCTCTCAGCTTTCCATGGATTTTTCCAATTTGCTTCTGGCTCGTTGCCAAAGTCGCCGGCGCCATATGCATCCCACATCATTCTCAAATAATCATAATATCCTTTCGAGCCAAGGTGCTTTCTTGCAGCAAGATCAAGATACTTAAGAAGATTGTCTGGATCGATGCCTGCTTTGCGACCTTTAACTGAAATTGCGTCCCATGGATCGCCATCTGGCATGCTATTACCAACAGCGGTTTCGATTGCAGTTGCAAGGTAGCTGAGGATCTTTTCTTTGTTAGAATTTGCAGCATCGCTCTTACTAGTATCACGCTTGGTGTTTATTTTAGATGCAACGTCTTTAATGAAGTCACGTTTAGCTTTTTCGCTACCACGCATTTCAACTTGATCATATGCAAACTGTGTAATAAGTTTGTTTACTTCGTTACGAGTAACGCCGTCGGGATAACTTTTGTTAACACGATCTGCTATTTGTTGAACACGATCGCTGTATCCTTCATTTATCGATTCGTGCATCATACCTTGCTGCGGCTGGATATGCTGATTGCCTACCACACGCTTAACTTCATCCCACGGTGTTTCTTGTCCGTTAATGTAAAACTTGCGAGGTCTATCACCTGTGGCAGAAACTTTATGCACCTTACCATCTTTGCCGGTGAAATAAGCATGTGCGCCATCGCTATACATTCCAGCAAACGAACTGAAGTTTATAATATCGCTTTCGGATAACACTGATTCATTCATGACTTCATGAACTTCGTAATTACTTGCTTCTTCACTGTCGCTCCACTTATCATATGCAGCCATGTTTTTAAACTTCTTGCGGAACGGTGTGCTTTTTACACCTTTGACGCCGCTGATCACAACCGCCTTGTCGTGATCCATATCTTTTTCATATGAAGTGTTTGCTTCGTTAATGCGAGAAACTTTTAGTCCACGTTGTTTTGCTCTTGCAGCATAATCCTTTAAGGCAGTTTCTGAGTTAAACTCTTGTGTTTCGCTATTGCCAGTTGCCGGGTTAGTTACTTTTAACTTGAAAGAAATTGCTTCGTCTACTTTTTCTTTTTTCTTAGCAGCTTCATTTTCTGCTCTTTTTGCAGCTTGAGCACGCATCTTAGCAACTTCTCTTTCAGCCTTTTGATCGGCTTTCATCATGTTCTGGGCACCTCTGTCACGGTATGAACCGGCTTCGTCTACTTTGTCTTTTGTGACTTTTGCATTACCGACCTTTTGATCTTTTGGTTCAATCGGCTTTTCGTCTTTTTCTTGCTTTTTACGCTGTTCAGCTGCATTGTAAGCAACTGTTCCTTTGCGTGGCTTTTTGCCGTAACTAAATGCGCCTGCTTCGTCTACTTGTTCTTGCATTGATTGTGTCTTAATCCATGCTTTGGCTTCTTGTGCTGACTTAAACGGACCTGCCACCGCAACGGCGTTACCGGTCTTGAATACTTTCCAAGTGCCATCCTTAGTCTCACGACCTACGTAGCTTTTTGACTCATCTAACGACTCGTTTTTTTTTGGAGAAATCGAGATGCTTGTAATTCTATTATGATTATGAACATCTTTAGCTACTTGTTTTGCTTTATCTAACGCTTCTTCTTTAGATTTTGCTTTCACTGATAAAGTGTTACTTTGATGCGGCCCGTAATCATAACTTACTTCCCAATGTGTTGATTCATCTACTTTTTCTTTTTCATCATTTTTTTTATCGACATTCTTTTGACTTTGTTCGATGCCTTTGCGTATAATGTCTTGTGCTCGTGCCATTGCTCTTGCGTTGTGACCTGGTTTAGCTTTAGCTTCCTTCATATTACGAGTGTTTTTCATGCCGCTATAGTCATTGTCTAACTCTTTGAATTCTTCGTATGAAAGATACATATCCGTGTCACGGTCATAATATGAGCCTTCCTTTGGATCGTAGTAAACAACTTTACCACTCAATGTCATGAACGGACCTTCTAGGCCAGGAATTTCGTCATAACGTTCTTTATCAATGCTCTTTATTGTTTTATAACCTTCTTGCTGGACACTTTCGAATCCACGAGTGCTACCATCCCATACACCGGGGTTAGGTGACATTTCGGAACGACCTACATTAGAACTAGTTGATGGTCTTGGCTTTGGACGCATACTAGTTTTTGGTGCAAGTGATGAAGAAGCATCTGCGCCGCCTAGGCCAGCTGGTCTTGGTTTTGGTCTTGGGCTAGAAGTCATTCCTGTGTCAGTTGACAATGGATTAAACCCAGGGCCTGGTTCTATTGCACCATTTGGCCATTGATAGCCGCCGCCCGGCAAATCTCTGCCTGGTCTAGCAACTGGACGTATGCTAGTTTTTGGTGCGTCTTCTTTTGCGAACTTTTTAAGGTCTACACCTCTAATAGGATTTCGTCTGGTAGGTGTAATTTCGAACCCTGGATCGTTATAACTAAATCCTGGGTGTTGTGGTTTATAGATGAACTCTGGGTCGCCACTCCATATTGGTCGGTCAGGGGTAATTTCAAATCCGTGATCTATGCCTGGATCAGACGGCACAATATTCTTAGGAACTACTGACATTGGATCAAGCCAGTCTGGTAAATTTAATGTAGGAACCGGTAACTGTCCGATACCTTTTTGTATTTTTTTAGTTAAATTTGATGATATGTCTTCTGTTGCTACAGGTCTTGGTTTTGGTCTTGGGCTAGTAGTGAGTGCTAAATTTGAAGTGCTAAGTGTAGGTGCCGGCACACTAGGTTTACCAGCATTTGCTCTGTTCATTGCTACGTTTGCTCCAATTTGCGAACCAATTTGCGAACCGATTGCTTTTCCTATCATTCCTGCGCCAGGAATACCTGTAGCTCTCCCTGCCATTCTTCCTATTTGTCCGCCGACCATAGAACCTATCATGCTTGGTCTTTGATTGCCCATGCCACTTGGATTAGAACTCATTGCTGCTTCAATATCTGCAGGATTCATTTTAGGAGTAGGACCTTCATTCATTACAGTAGTAATCAGTTGTGTAGTGTCTAATGTAGGGCCTTCGTTTAGTTTTGACCAACCAGTAACATTAAATGTATCATTTTCGAAGATAGTCAACATACGAAGTCTATCTTTATCACTTGCTGTTAAGTTAGGATATGACTCGACAACTTTTTTCCATTCAGATGTGTGTGCAATATCTTTGATTGCGCTTTCAGATAAACTGCGCTTATTGAAATAGATATTACTGTGATCTTTAGCAACACTTTCGCTAATTTGTTTTTTGACAACAATATTGCTTGTCATTTTAGCTTCGGAAACTTTTTTGTATTCGTCTAGAGCAGGTTTGAATCTTTTTAGAGTGTTTTCATACTCTGTTAGCATACGATGATTTTCTGTTACATAGAGCTTTTTATTATCTTTATATAAGTCAAGGTATTCTAAAATACTGCTGTGCCAATAGGTTCTAACAGTATCCCATTTAATAAGACCATGTGCATAACACTCGAAAATGCTATACATATGTGCAGCAACTTTATGATAATCTCTGCCGCTTTCTAAGTATAAAGCTCTAGACTTTTTACTTTCTTTTATAATTTCGTATGCTAATTCTAACTTTTTCATTTTTTTGTTTCCTGTGAAGTTATATTATTTATTTCCGATAGTCCGTGACAACTCTAACGGATCTGCAATCGGTAGTAACGGTGATTTCATCGACAGTGTTAGACCAGGTAATTTTCCGCCGGGCCGACGCTTTTTGTCTTCTGGCCCTTTTCCAGAAGGTGTATTAGTTGTTCCGGTCCCTGGTCTTGGTGTTGTTCCTGTGTCGGGTGTTATGCCCGGGACAGTGATAGGATTTGGAGCAGTTCTTGGAATTGGTAATACAGGAGTGATCGGCAAAGGTCCAACGGGTGCCGGAAGAGGTTCTGGCAGATCACTTGGCATAGGTGGACGATTCCTGCTAGGTTCGTCTGCAGGTGCAGGGGTTTCATCTGGCGTAGGTTCTTCTGCAGGTGCAGGGGTTTCATCTGGCGTAGGTTCTTCTGCAGGTGCAGGGGTTTCATCTGGCGTAGGTTCTTCTGCAGGTGCAGG